CTGCCCAACGCATTCGCAGCGATGTCAGTCTTGACCACCCCGAGCAGTCCGTTCTGGACCACCACATCTCCCGCCGTCTTGGCAGTGGTCGGGGTGTAGTCAATCGCACACCCTTCCTGCCGAAAAGTCGCACCCATCGTAGAATCTCCTTGTGGATCAGATTGGAATCAGAGAGTTAGGCAGCGCCCTTCGACTTCACACCGGCAACGTATTCCGCCTTGTCCACGCCGAAATCGTGGTAGCCACGGAACTGGATGCCGAGGGTGTTGAAGTCCGCATCCGCCGATTCCACGACGGGAGACTGCTGACCATTGAGGAACGACACCACCATCGCCGCGTAGACCGAGGTGGCCCGGAACAAGTACCACGCCGTCGCCGAGTTGCCGGTGAATCCCGACTCCGACAACTGCGAAACAATCACGGGGCGATACTTGTTGACGTAGATGTTGGCGTTCGGCGTCGGGCTCGAACCACCAGTCAGGTTGCTCGACGTGTAGAGCTGTTGGGCAATCGCCTCCAGCTCGGGAGGAACCAGCAGAATGACTGGCTCGCCACCGATTCGCTTGGCACCGTCGGCCTCGGCCGACTTCATCGTGCGGAACGCCTTGATCCCCAACCCGAGACCGACACCGTCAAGCCCCAGATTGGTGGTCGCACCGCTGATGAAATTCCCGCGACCCGAGGTGAAGAAGCTGCCGTTGTCCAAGAAGGTCGACCAGAAGATGTCACGCATCTTCATGGCAGCGCCCGCACCAAGCCGGGTGCGAAGATCATCGAAGGCCCCGAGGTCATCGTTGATGATGTCCTCGCGGGTCAACGCAAACATCTTGGCGTAGGTCTTGGCCTGCCGCTCGTAGCTCTCCTGCGAGACACTTCCGTGCTTGATCTCGCCACCAGGCCCGAGTGGCTCGTACTCCATGTTGTCGAGCAGGCGGTACGTGGTGACCTTCTTGAAATCACGCACGGTCTTGATCGTGCTGACCTCACGCCACGTGTTGTCCTGCTCTTCGTAGCCAGCGACCAGTTCCTTCGTCGCCACGTTGCTCAGGATGTTCGACACCGACACGCCCAGCGTCGAGAAGCTATTGGCCTCAACGTCAGGCAGCGCCCTCTTCAGCACCTGCCGCAGGTTGCCGGTATGCACCCGCTGGCCAGCACTGATGGGCATGCCGTTGGCAGACGCCGCCATCAGCAACACCTGCTGAATGCCAATATTCTTGTAGTTCTTGTCGGCCGCCTCCAAGGCCTCAGCCTTGTAGTGCTTCTCGACGTTGGGCATTCCCATCGTCAACGCCAACGCAGCCTCGATGACCGTCGGGCTCATCTCATCCCGCTTGCTCACGTGAATGGCAGGCCCCTCGTGGGAAGCGCCGGCCCGCACCAAATCAAGCTTGACTCCGGACACGGCACGCACCGACTCCACCTCGAACTTGGGCGCATTCCACCTCTCGCGGATCGCCTTGGCCTTCATCTCGCGATGCTGCTTAAGTGCAGTCGCCTTGATTTCCGCGAACTTCGCGGCTGGAACTTCCCCCTCGTACTCGGCGAAGGACGCTTCGAGATCATTGAGATGCTCGGCCGCCGCCGCCTTGATGTCCCCCACGTCGAAGTCAGTCGCCTCGACGACCTTCTCCTCGCTCGCCGAGGCAGTGATCTCCTCCTGAAACTTCGCCTGCAGCCTCTCGCGCTGCACATCGGTCAGGGACTCGGCATCGAATCCCATCGCCTCGACCCATTTGTCGAACGGCATGTTTGCACCTTTCACGTGCGAAAATTCGACTGCCGAGGCAGCCAACTGAACCGTGGTGTTCTCGTCCGCTCCGTGCGGAAGGAACGCCACCCCATACAGACGACTCTTACGGGCGACATACACCGGTCCTTGAATGGATTGACCATTCACCATGACCGTACGACCCTCTGGAATTTCCTCGACCTTCAGTGGCTTAGCCTCAATGCTGGCCTGCCACGGGAAACCGTTTTTGGCGGAGTCGACGAATTCGGTCGCCGACTGCGAGACGGCACTCACCTCGCCGCTCAATCGCAGTGTCTTGCCGTTGTTCTCGACCGTGCCCACATGTCCGACCAAGTGGTCTTTCTTGTGGTGCAGGTTGGCGATGACCGACTTCCCCTGCTCGAGACCAGACAGATCCAACACGATTGGCAGGTCGTATCCACCGACAGTCAGCGGGCCGCCGTTGTAGGCGACCACGTCGAACTTGGGGCGTTTGCCCTCGCCGACACTCGCGTCGACGGTTGACTGCTCGGCCTGAATCACGATGTTCTGCAAGGTCTTCATTCACCACCATCCATCTGTCGAACCCTGGCCTGCGACCACGTCTTGCCCGCGTCCCCGCCCCACAACTGCCACGCCACCCAGCCGGGCTTTTCTTTGCCCTTGGCATTCCAGCCGGGTGACCGACTCGCCTTATCGTGCCGAGCAAACCACGCCGCCATCTCGCGGACGTGGGCCTCGGTCAACGATGTCCTCGATGCAATCTTGCGTGCTCTCGCGACAGTCTCGGGCTTCAGCCCACTGCCAGACCGCCCCGCCGCATGCAGCTTCAAGCCCGACTTCGCAGCAGCAGCCATGCCAGCCGTGGGGCGAAGGTCGACCGCCGCCGCCGTCACGTCTTCCGTGGGGGCGGACTGCTGCTCTTGCCGCTGCATGTTGGCCATGTTCTGCGTGACGATGGCAAACTGGTTCATCCGCAGCGTATCACGCATCTGATCGACCGAGACGCCGTAGTCGTTGGCCATCTCCTCGACATGGTCCTCGAAGTCCAACCCCTGCTCGGCATAGACCTGCGAGAGTGTGGTCGAACCGTTCTTCAGACGCTTGTCGGTGGCATTGGCTTCGCTCTCAGGATCGCCAATAGGATGATGGGGCCAGTCCCAAGAATGACGTGCAGCCAGTGTGGCATCAAAACCCCAACCGTAGACGAGGATCGCACGCTCAAACCACCGCTCGAACAGCGGATCAAGGACCGTGTCCTCACAGTCTGACCGCTCCAAGTCGATTGTCAGGAAGTAGGTGCCGTGGTCGAGCTTCCCGGAGGCGAAGTTGTACCCCGAGGAGTTGCACATCGCGAGATTCTGGGGGATCGACTTCGGCCGAGCCATCTCGTTGACCTGAGCCGCATGAAAGGCCTCGTAGGTTGCCCCAGGGTGTTCGGATTTCATCTGGCTGACATCCCACCCCATTGGGAGGGCGGTCATCATTCTTTTGTCGAAGTCCAGCGTGTCCATCGGACGGACTTCGTCGGCACCGTCCGGGGTCAGATTCGTGTGGATGATCGCCGCGTAGTCCGCCGCAGTCTCGGCCGCCGCCAGAGTTGCCTCACGCCATCGCCGTGAACTCGCACCGACATTCAGAGTCGACCGGAACTCGGGCACGCCGCGATGCTGGCCCGGTCGACGCATCATGAACCAATGAAGCATCCACTTCGCCGGGATCTCCTCGAACTCGGTGCCAGACCACGCGAACTGGCCTCCCGGGTGATGTTTCAGCACGTCGTAGCTGATCGGGTTGCCGAACTGGTCGTAGCGGATGCCGTCGATGTATCCCGCAGTGTAGGGAATGATTCTCGGGCTGGTGACCTGCTCGGTCTCGATCAGGATGATGTCGAGATCGACGGGGGCCTTGAGTCGCGGGTTGTTCCGCAACAGGCCGAATGCCTCCCCGTCCTGCACCTTGGCATGGGTCATGCACCACAGCTTTCGCCGCAGTTGCACCGCCTTTGACCACTGCTGCCACGCCGCCTCAATCATCGCGTTGAGGTTCTTGTTCCGGGTGCGCATCCGCAGCACCGGCCCGGTCCCCATCACGTAGTTCGCATGAGTCTGAACGATCCCATCCGCGTACCCGTTGTTCGCGACCTCGTAGCGTGCCCGCTGCACCAACTTCGTGCGAACGGCCTTGGAGTTGGCCGAGTCCGCATCGTAGGCGTCTGCGTTGGCCCAATAGTTCTGCATGTCCGTGGTGTCACGGGCAGCATCGTATGTGGCCTCGACGGGCTTCTTGGGGCGTGCGACAGACTGCACGACAGGCACCGGCTTTTTGCTCGCCAGGGGCGTGCCGAACTCGTCAAGAATGCGGTTCTTCGTGGCTGGTGCGATCACCCTGCCCCCGGGGGTCGAATCTTCTGGAATCGAATGCCAAACCCAGGCTTGTTCGCCGACGCCGCATCCTTGCCAGCCTGATAGGCAGCCAACTTCAGCAGGTCATCGACAGACTGCGCCGTGGCAGACCGACCATCCACAGTCACCGACTTGGGGCTGGTCGCCGCGTTCTGCAGAGCCGTTTCGACAGCGTCGAGTTCTTCAGACATGCACCGATTGTCGATGGATGCGTGAACGTAGCAATACCTGAACGACGCTTTGGCAAGTCAAATATCGAAATCATTCCACTAATGGAAAGCGGCACGTTCCAATGTGATCAACGCCGCTCCGCAGTTGCGACAGATTCGTCGCCGCATGATGGCATCCGGCTTCGGTCGGGTGTAGTCGACCCTGAAGTTGTGGCATCCGCATTTCCTGCACACGAGGCCCGACTGCTCGGCCTTTTCCTCGTCAGTCGCACCATCCGCCTTCAACTGCTCCAATGTCGGTCGGTCGTTCGGGTCCATCAGTGTCCTCGCAGTTGTCGCAGGGTTGGGCGGGCAGACATCACGGTCGTTTTGACATTGCTCGCCGATCCAATCGCACACCCTAGGATGGACGCCGCCACGGCAGCCCCGACAATGCAATCGAACCAGTGATTGTCAGGCTTGGCCGGTGGGAGTTTCCACTCATCGACCTTGCGGCCCCTAGCCTCGACGATGATTCTCTGCTCAGCACGCAAGTGGTCTGCAAACATCTGATGATAGACCGCACGATCCCCGAATAGCCTGAGTTCCGTAGGCTCACCGTCTGCTACTCCAAGCCGGTTGTGAATGAATGTCTTCCACCAGTTCGTGTCGATGAGGCAGTGTGGAACAGAGCGATGTTGGTTACGAGCAATTCGCCACATTAGCCCAGATCGCTCTCCCTCTCGCTTCGTGTACTCATAGAACGGGCGGCCTGTCGCCCCAACATATTTGCCGTGCGATGGCATGAGCACCTGCCGATGATTGCTCTCGCGACACACTCGATAGAATGTATCGCTTTGCGGCCCCCAGTTCGCGTCAATGAGGCACTTGTCGATTCGTACCGAGCCGCCCTCGTCACGCTCCCAGTCCCGGCCGCACAACTGCTCGACCAGCGTGTTGAGTGACTGGAACATCTGGGCGTCGAGCGACAACTGCCCCAGCTCGGTCTCGATGGTCCGCGTAAGGTTCCCGAGGGAGAAATACGCCCGCCCCTGATCCGGCCACGTGCCGTAGTCGACCACGAACCCCGTGAAGTCGTCTTTCCACGCCGCCACCAACCACCACAGCACCTTCTGGCTCACGTCGATGAACGCCGTCAGGTGGGTTGCCTGCCGGGGGACCACGCCCCGAGGGACCTTCGAGAGCTTGCGGCAGATTTGATCCGCCGTCATCAGCTCGCCCTCGTCCGCATTCGTGTCCAGCGGGTCGTTCTGGTATTCGGCAAAGAAGGCCAGTTCGCTGCGAAACCGCAGGTTCATCGCGTGCTGGATTGCACTCAGCTCGTCCGGATTGTGCCGCTCTGGCCACGCCACCGAGGAACCAGCGTCCATCTCCTCGCGTTTGAGTCTGTAATACTCGGTCGCCGCCTTCCCTGCGTCCCCGGCCTGCATCCCCTCGGCACGAATCGATCGATACTCGTCCCAGAGCTTCTCCGCTTTTGGCCACGAATAGACCAGCTTGGTCTTCTCCCCATTCCAGTCCGGGTGCAACTCTCTGGTCAACATTCTGTCGGCCATGTCCCCCTTCCGGACCACCGTGCAGGGCATCACCGCTGCGATTTTGACCCCTGGGCCAGCCATTCCGAGCACGTCCCCCGAGATCACCCCCTCCCGGAAGGCACACTGCGACTCACTCATCGCTGATTCCCGTGTCTGCGGATCGTCGAGCAGCACAAACTCTGGCCGAATGACTGTCCCGTCGGTCTGGGTGATCTGCTGGCCTCGAACTTCTCCGGTGATTCCCGCGACCGAGATCATTGCACCGGTGGATTTCGATGGAATGGACGAATCGAGAGTCGGAAATCGGACCTGATTCATCGACCAGACAGTTTCCGTCCTGATCCCGTTGACCATCTGGCCCTTGCACTTACGCGGCTCCCCCTCGAGTGCCCGCAGGCAGTGGATCGCCTCGGGAAAATCCTCCATGAGCAGATCGTTGAACCGCAATTCTTCCTGAATCGACCGCAGGAGACGCCTCGCCGAGGGCTCAGACGCCGCAATGAGGCAGACAAACCGCCTGTAGCCGTACAGGATGGCGTAGATCGCCGCCCGGATGCTGATGGTCGTCTTCCCCGAGCCCCGAGGCATCGCCATGGCAAACAATCCGCCCTCGACAATCGACCTTTGCAGGGTCGACACCACCCGCAGATGGTCCGGACACCACGGGAGAGGGAAGGCGTTGGGGAAATATGTCTTGAGGAAGAACGCAAGATCACCCTCGCCAAACGCTCTACGATCCGGATTGACGCACTTGGGCGGCGGTCCGATGTCCCGTGCGTCCTCGGACTGCTCTTGGGCTCTCCGTGAGAAATAGGCACGTCTGTCGCGAGTATCTGTGGCCATGCCCCGATCATATGCTGTGTGCGGTGCAAGTACCATATTTCCATCGGCACGCTCGTCGGTCAGTTCAGTGTACAGTACAGGGGGACCCAAGATACACCCATACACCCCACTATCGTAGCCTGTAGCCTTGCCAGTTTGCCCTAGGATTGCCCATTTCTGGCAATGGGTCAATATACCCGTTTTCTATTCCATCGCGTTAGGATCGATCCTAGAGCGCTACGGGGGATTGTCGGTTTTCGCTACCCCCGATATCGGCACGTAGCCTGAACACTATCCCCTGGTTCCCAGTCTGGCGGATAGTTGGGCCAGCTTGTGCGGTTCGCCGGTCTCTCACCTGGTCAACCAGGTAGCCGATACCCGCCCCTAGCGTTTGGCCCCTATGCTCCCCGATATCACCTGGTGGAGCACGATACCCAAAGAATGAAACCAGCCCCCTAAGCTGGATTGCCTAGGGGGCTGGAAGGTCTGTCAGATTGTCAGCAGAGAGACTAGCGTTCTTTAACCTCTTGAATCGTCCAGTCTGAGCGCAGCGGTTTCAGCCCAGCGAAGTATTGCGTGCTGAATTTCTGCCAAGCGCTGCGCTTGTCTTTCGCCACAATTTGGCAAGAGTCCGCAGTATGCTTGGAACGCAAGAGAAAGACTTTCAACCCTAGTTCGGTGGGGTTGGGAATGTTCACTGGGAATCCTCCTTCCGATTAATGCTCTCGCTGATGTAGCCCAAGTATCGCTGCGCCTGAACAAGATCCGCGCTCTGCTGCATTGTCATCCCTTCTGGCCAGAATCCGCCCTTTCGCATCCAAGCGAGTAGGTTATCGGCGTGCTCTTCTGCCGATTCAATCGCCTCACGAAAATCAGCGTACGCTTTGTTCGGGTCCAAGATTGTCTCTCCGCTCAAGAGGAAAAGAACCGCTCCCAGTGTCGACTGGGAGCGGAATGTAAGATCATTCGTCGCCTGGTCCAAACGGCACGGTGTGACAGCCGTACGGACACACCCAAGCATTAAACCCGCCATTGTCGCAAGTGCAGGCTTCTTCTGCCTTGTTCCAAATCCAATCGGCAACCCACTCCCCCAGCATCGTGGCGTTTGGGCCAGTAGTCGCAAACTTCAGCGCCCGTTCGTATCTACGCTGCGAGAATTCATCAGTGTCGACAATCCCCGCTCCGATTTCTGCAGCGCGCCATTCGGCAAAGATCACTGCTAGCTCATCTGTCGGAACTTCCGACAATCGTTCATAGGCAAAAGCGTACGCTTCAGCCGTATGGCTCCATGACCAGGCCATTTTGTGTATCTCCACTCATGAGGGTAAGTAAGATCGTCAAGCGTAAATTCTTCCATCGTCGCCAAAGTACCAATCTGAGGTACCGTAGACTTTGGCCCTGGTGGTCAAGGTAGCGCCGATTTCTTGAGTCCAATTGCCGTCCCAAAATCCAGCGCCATGGCCGTTTCGAGTCAGCCAGAAATCATGTCCAGCTTGTTCCGCCGGGTCCAGCCTGGTTCGACAATGCTGGCGACATATGAGCGACCAGGACTCCAACCAGAACCCCCAGCAATCGTTAAGAATCTGATCTTTCAATTCTGGCGAAAGATCAGACAGATTGTTTAGATCACAGGGTTCGTCGTTCTCGTCTTTCAGGCACCACAAGGCACAGTCTGCGTACGCTTCAACGAAGCGTGAAAAATCGTCAAGTTCAATGTGTAGAGCTTGCATCGTCACAACTCCAAAAACGAGGTTAGGGTATCCCCTGCTAAACAGGGGAGCGAACTACAAGGGATAGACTTTCCCTTGAATCTTGACGTGTGTCCAAAAAGCAAACTTGTGTGGGAAGTGTCCCCGGAACAATTCCCGATACTTGCGGGCACTGTCAATCTTTCTAGAAAGATTAAATCTTCCGTCGCAGTACACTCTTCCATCGGCACCGACAAGCTCAGCGCCCGATGAGTCGCACAGGGTAGCAAGGTATCCCGACCTAGGCATCGTGTCACAACTCCAAAAACAGGGGAAACAGGGAATCAACAGTCGACACTCTCGCGACAATCTGCGATCGCATCCTCTTGTGAGGCGAATGGGCCAAACAAGTCAGAGTCTGGCATGCAACCAGGCAGACAGAATCGGTAGAACCATGCGGTCTCAATCCCGTGCAGATTGATCGCATCTTCAATCAACCATTCGCGCGCCCAACCCGCCATTGATGCGAATCGATGCTTCTCTGTTCGCATCAATTCGGCTACCTCATCTTCCCACAATCCAGATTCAATCTGTTCTTGGGGGGTAAGCTCGAAAAGCTCACAATCAGGGAGAGAGTACAGGTCCTCTTCGCGCGACGGGTCAGAGTAGAATTGAGTCATGGTAGGGAATCCTATCAAGAGGGTGGAGAGTTTAGGGGTGAACGTGCACGATCAGATACTCTTTCTCTCGCAACCCGCAAGCCGTCGCGACGGCCGCAAGTGCCCGGGGGATAGACTGTTCTCCAGTCCCTCCGATGTGTTCCGACAGCTTGACACCCGCCCTTGCAAGTGCATCAGCAAGGGCAGCCGACTGCTTTTCGTATCCAAACCCACTGGTTTTCCCACTGCCTGAAAGATAGTAGGGAGAAACGTTAATCCAGACACAACAACTCCACTGAGTCGCGCGACCAGGACAATAGAAGCGCGCCTCGATCGGCTTGCTTCCGTTGTCTTTCCGGACAATCGCCCAACAATCGAAGCCGATATTGTCGGCACGATGGGAAGAGAGAACATTGTTTGACTCGGTGGCGGTGAATGTAGCTTTCATCGTGTTTCCTTATGGTTGGGTGTGGGGTGTGATCAGTCGATCTTACGTGGTCGACCAGGCGGAAGTGTCTGCGAACAGACGCTATCCCAGACAACGGAGTCAAGATACAGGGTAGGGCCGACAAAATCGGCCTTGTGAACTTGGATCTTTCCAGCTTGCGACAATCGCTCGAGGCGCCTATAGAGGGTGTTCGCCTTGACGCGATGGCGCGCTGCTGCTTGCCTAAGTGTCTCTCTTGTCAATTCGATTCTCTCCACAGTTCAAGGTCACGTTCAGCCAGTTCCACAAGTGCGGCAGCGCGCACAAGTTTTTTGCCCGGTGGGGATGCAGCGACATGCAATTCATGGCGACTCATCTCCCGATACACAAACGAATCGTGAATTGCGATGTACCCGTCGACGTCCGCCAGTCCCGCCGGGCAAAACATCCCTAGGTTGGATTGGTGGAACTTCAGGACTTTCATTTTTTTGGCCACAATCAAAACTCCCTGAAAAGAGGAAACCAACCCCAGCGAAATACTGGGGCGGGTGGTGGTGGGAACTAAATATGCCAGTGGCCAAAATCAGACTCACTGAGATCGTACACCGGCGATTCCTCGGTGTGCATGCCGTTAACGTTCACTCGACGACCTTGCACCCGACCAAACCTCGTGCGGCGGACCTGCCACAAGCAGACGCCACCATGAGCCGCGCGGTTCTGATCGTCGATCGACACAGCGCCATCAAAGCAGGTTTCACGGCTTGTTTTCCACCTTGTTGTAAGTTGCATCTGTCATCTCTCCAGGTCTAGAGGAAACCAACCCCACCGGAATGGTGGGGCTGGAAGAAACGCCACTATCGGCCGATTGGGTCCAGGATCGTGCTAACTTTGACTCGCAGTTCGGCCGGAATGCGCCAAGCGCCAGAAACGCCAAACTTGGCGAACCAACTTGCTGCGCGCCACGGAGATATCACGTGCTCGCCTTCTGCCGAAAATGCATCCAGCCAGTAAACAGGGGTGGCGTCGACATACTCCACCCCAAGCCGTGATGTACCCGCCACCCAACGCCAGTCAATAACCCGATCTACAGTTGTCTGTTTCACGCCACAACTCCACACAAGAGGAAGGGAAACGTCCACCGTCTCGCATTGTTCATTCCCAAAATGGGCCCCACAATTGGGGCTGACTGGCGGGCGAACAAGCGACACAAGAAAGCATACGGGAAGTATCGGCAATTGTCAACGCCAAAATCTAGTTTTTTTGTTGACAGTTCCGACCAACCCGCCCCACAACCCGCCCCACATATATCTAATATCGTCAAGAGCAAACGGACACCTATCGACCAACAAAGTGAACGTTACAACAGACGGCGTACGATCAGTGCACCTATGATAAGTGAACGCTACAATACCATCCGGGCGATCAGGGGTGGGGGGCACGCCAGATCAGGTGGGGGGGGTGGCGGGGGTGGGGGGCACGCCAGATCAGGTGGGGGGGGTGGCGGCAGACGGTGGAAATGGGCCTGGTCGATACCCCCCATACGGTCTTTCAAAAAAAAATCGGCCCCTCTAAAACTCGGCCCTCATTCCACGGCCAGCACGCTCAGCTTGACGATCTTTACCTCGCCTGTGCTCAGCGTCATTGTGTAACGCAATTCGTAGGTGTTGCCTGCCGCTTGTCCCGACACAAGGCTGGTGAAGCCCTTGCTGATTGCGCAGTTGCCCCTGATGTCGTTCGTGAACGTGGCCGAGTTCACCGCTGTTGCCGACACTGTCAGGCCGCCTGTATCGCTGCAGGCGACGCTTGAGATCGTCTTGCCATCGGTCAACCATCCCGTAGCATCGCACCCGAGACGGTTGATCTCGCCCACACGCACGTATTTCGGCTCAGGGTCGATGTAATCCGACGGTTGCATGTCAGCCTCGCTTTGGCAGCGTGAAATTATGGTTGCGTTCTGGTGCCGTGTAGTTCATCGACCGCGACGGTGCCGTGTAGTTCAGAATCCGCTCCCCGAGGGTGTAGACCACGTCAGGCGCTGGCTCCTGCGACGGTGCACCCTGCGACTGCGGGAAGTACCTCGGTGCGAAGTGTCGACGTGCAAAGTAACGGCGGGGGAACATGCTACTTCTTCTTGCTGTCCGGCATCTTGCGGGCTTCGCTCATGGCCACGGCAATGGCCTGTTTCTGAGGCATGCCCTCCTTCCTCAGCTTGCGGATGTTGTCGCTGATGTCCTGCTGCTTCGTCCCCGGTTTCAATGGCATGGCTCGCTCTCCTACGTGGCGTCGGTGGTGACCGCTGAACGATTGCCATCGGCATCCACCGTGGCTGTAATGCGGTTTTTGGTGTCGGCGGCATCGCGGATTGTGACGGTGTTTGTGGCAGCCCCGGCCAGCTTGCCCACCGTGGCTGCCCTGACCAGCCGCAGCACGCCCTGCACAGTCTCCGTGCCCTCGATGGCGGCCCCGACAACCGCCGTCGCAATCTCTGTTGCCGCATCCGTCGCAAGTGCATTGGCATCGATGGCCCCGGCCGCAAACTTCGCCGCCGTGATCGACCCGCCCTGGATGCTGCTCGCCGTGATAGCGTTGTTCGAGACGGCTTTGACATCAGCCGAAACGTGACCATTCGCTGCGATGTCGAGCGAACTGAAGTGCGTCGGTAGTGTAAACGTCGCCATGCGACTACTGATCTCGGCGTCAATCCGGCCCAGCTCAACGGCAAGATCTGTCCGCACCGCTGCGGCGATTTCCGTTGCCGCGTCGGAGGCCAATGCCGAGGCAGTGAGGACATTCGCCGCCATTGCACCGACCGAGGCATCAATCCGCCCGCTTACGAGGGCTGCGGGGAGCCTCCCTTGGATGTCCTGCGTGTCCACCTCGATCCGATCCGCCACAGTGTCCACCGTCACCACCAAGTCCCGGATCGTGTCCAGAATTCCCGCGGTTGGATTGGTCGGCGTTGTTCCGCTAGTCGCCACGCCCAAAATCTGGCGGATCTGCGTCCGCTCGTCCGTCGTCCAGTCAGTGCCACCGCCGCCACCACCCGAGGGAGCCTGCTCGAGGGCCGTCGTGGTAAACCGGGTTGTCCCCGTCCCGTTGTCCTCGACCAAATCATTAAGCAGCGAATCGGCCACACCTACCGGACTGGCCGGGTCGTATGTCGCCGCCAACAGATGATCAAGATGGTTCACCTCAAGGGCGTCTTGAACCTCGCTCTGGACCTCAGTGTCCCAGGCCGAATTCCACGGGATGGCGGTAAACTCACTGCCGGTGACGTTCATCGCCGCCGCGTCAATCGCCCCAGCCGCGAACGATGCCGAGGTAATCCCGCCCGTGTTGATCGACCCTACTGCACCCGTGACACTGGCCACGCTGCCGACCACATTTCCGCCGACGTTGCCTGTCACGCTGGCAACCGACCCCGTGACCGATCCCACAGCACCCGTGACACTGCCGACCGATCCAGTCGTGTTGAAGGTCTGGGAACCCGAGAGGCTGTAACCCGTCTTGTCCGACACAGTGCCAGCCGTCACCGCACCGCTCGACACGCTCAGTTGTGCCGTGCCTGTCCCGCTCGTGATCAGTGCCCCTGCCGATCCGCTGGCGACGTTGGGCAGCGACGTCAGTCCCAGGCGAACCGTGTCATACGGGTCGTACGCCGTGAGGTCGTATTCCATGACCACCGGGGCCATGCCCGACGCCCCGCTCACCATCACAATCGCCTTCTCGACGCCCGCAGCAAACACGGCATCAGGCACATCGAAACGGTACACGCCGGGCATGTTCGTTGCGTCGACTTCAACCCAGCCACCCGAAGAATACGCCCCGGTCACCGTCTGCGTTGCCAGCGTGATCAGTGTTGCCGATCCCCCGGGGCGGACGTAATACGCCTTAATGCTCGCCGCATTGAACGCAATCCCCGTTTTTCCTGCCCCGGTCGTGCTCGCCGAGTCGTTCACGAACACGTATTCCCGCTGCGATGTCGTCCCCGCCTTGATGCTGCGTTTCGCCATGTCAGCCCCTCATTCCCCCAGCCATGCCGGGATGGATGATCACACCTCCGCCACCGCCACCGCCCGTGCTCCCGATCTCCGACACGATCACCCCGATCGGATGCTGCTCGGCCGTGTTAGTCGTCCATGCCCCGGCGTCTGTCCTGGTCGCACTGTAGAAGGAGTCGCCCATCATCGACGCCTCTAGATGCCCTGCCGCGTTGTAGCCGATCGTCGTGATGTTTACGTTGCTGGCCGTCGTCGGCTTCAGCGTCACGTAATACGTGCTACCTCCCGACACGCTCACGTCAGAAGAAAACACGCCCTGATAAACACGGCTCGACGCCGACCGAATCGCGTTGCTGTCGACACTCACAGTGCCGAGTGCCGTTCCGCCCGAATCGTAGAGCACCAGATCGGCGTTGGCGCTCGGCGTGAAAAACGCGGCGATGCCCCGCACCTTCATGTCGGCGTGCGGTATCCACAGATTGCCGCGTTCGTCAGGAGTGGACCCGGAATTGAACGCCCGGCTCGTCAGGGTCTCTGCTGGTTGTGCGCCGGTGAAAGTGCCGAAAGTGCCGTCATTGTAGACCAGCAGGATGTTGGCCAAATTGGCGGTCAGTGCCCATGTCGTGCCGTTGTAATGCGCTGGCGAAGTTTCCTGTGGCATCGGCCCGGCACCGGTCCCCACTGTGTGGTGCGAAAACGTGATCGAGTCGCCCGCGTCGAATGTCGCAAACTCCCATACGACGGACAGCAGATCCCCCTGCGTTACCGTACGATTAGTTCCAAGAGTGATCGTTCTCCACGTGTTGGCTGTTATGTCCGCGTTGCCGATGCTGGCGGTCTGATCCTGCGTCCCGTCGGGCTGTGCGGGAGGGCCAGCGGTCAGGCTCGTGTCCTGCAGGCTCAGCGTGAGGGCCGTCGTTGCCCCCTTCGTGATCGCCCCAAATCGGAAACCGATCCCGCTAATTGTGCCTGATTTTGGCACCACACCACAGACCGCATGCCGATGCGTGCTCGCTGTCAAGGCCGTCGACGCCGTGAACGACA